ACTCGCAGATTTGAAAGGGGTTTCGTCGAATTCTTCAAATATGTCCATGTTCAAATCATCTTTCACCAGGTTATAATCGAACGGCGGGACGTTATCTTGAAGAGATTCCAACTCACGAATGAATTCAGGTGGATAAAGATCGCTGCGCGTCGACGCGATCTGACCCAATTTCACAAATGTCGGTCCGAGATCCAGCAACTGATCCCTGGTCCACCTACCGAGCGCACCTTTGTCCTCTGTGAAACGATCCTTCCACAAATACTTGGCCGCGAACTTCCACGTCTTGATTTTATTCCGCGACGGCGGTGGTGGTTTTACGACATGGTTCACACATAACATATCCCTTACCTTTACCCAGGAACTTTTTCTTTATACATTATAAACAAAATGGTTCGTCAGATCAAAAACCTTTTCGGTCCGGTGACAAAACCCACCGAACTTTTCATCAAGGCCCAGCCCCTGGTGTTCTCCCTCATCATCATGTACCAGGGCCTGTTCGCACCCAACGCGATCGCCATCCCCGAGCGCCTCGATAAGCTCTTCGGGAACAAGGTCTTCCGTCTCGTCTCCCTGATGGCCATCGCATTCGGCGCGACTGGGGATATCGAGTATGCCCTCGCGTCCACTGTCATCTTCCTGAGCGTCATGTACCTCCTCAAGACCCCCGAGGAGCGTCGCAGGACCGGCTTCATTTAATTTGTGAACCTACAGTAGAATGAAGATTCATATCGTCGGCGCGGGTCCCACCGGTTTATCCCTCGCGTGGGAGATCGTCAGGTCGACCGACCACGAAGTCACCGTGTACGAACGTAAAACGTCTTGCGGAGGTTCGTGGTGGGAACCTGACACAGAGGTTCGTGATATTCACGCACACCGAGTACTTTTTGACAGAGGGTTCGTCAACGCTCAATCCTTTCTCAAGGAAATGGATCTTGAGTGGGATGAACTCTTCCAGAAGATTTCACCGGACTTTTTCAAATACGCACTAAAAAAGTTTGAGCCGAAAGATTACCTGGCAATTCTAGAATTATTTTTCAAGGTGACATTCAAACCCGAAAAATATAAATCGGTTTCCCTTCACGACTATTTCGAGAACAAATTATCAGAAGGCGGTAAATCCATCATCGAACACTTACCGATCAACATCGACGGGGTCACATGGAAACACATGTCGGCGTACGAATTTATCAAGACCGGCGACCAACTTCTCTTTTCCAGTCCCTACACGCAAAAAGTTTCAGGGAAATTCATGAACGATGCTGTGGAGGAAAAACTTCTCGGTGCCGGTGTGAATTTTATATTCGGCTCGGAACTCGAAAAAGTGGAGTACCGAGAAGACGGGTACGAAGCATCTTTCAGTGATGGGACGTCCGTATCCGATGGGATGTTCTTCATGTGTATAGACAACAGCCCCGCACTCAAACTCATAGGCGATAATTGGGGACCCCTGGCTGAGAAGAAGATCCGAAGCGCGACCTACGGGTCGATATGCGTCTTACTGGATTACGACGAGTTCGTGCCCGCCGGTGAGGAGCTCGAGACCCTGACCACTACCAAATGGAATATCCTCGTTTCCAATTTGCCCGGGACCAACACGGTTTCGTGTGTCCTATGCGATCTCACGAAAGAAATTCTCGCCAGTGAACCGGATGTCGTCAAACGTGAGGTGATTCACCAGCTCGGTCTTCCACCGCCCCGAGAAATAAGGATCGGGTGGGGAAGTGAATGGACCGGCGAAAAATGGGAATTTTCACAGAGTTCGGGGGTGTTGGGTCTGAACGGGCAAGTCCCGTATTTCGGTGTGTGCCCCAACGTCGCTCTGTGCGGCATGATGTCGTACCGCAACACACCCTACTCGAGCATAGAAGCCGCGGTCGAAGTTTCCAGGCGGCTCAGTCACGAATGTTTCGGGACTCGGTACCCGCTCAAACCGATCGCCGTTTCCCAGGTACTCGCGATCTGCGTCGTGACACTCCTCGTAATAATTCTTGTATATCGTAATAAGAACCAATGAAGTTCTCAGCCGAAGTATACGAACCGATGTATGATTTCAATGATAGGAAGTATATTAGGGTTACCGTCCCTGAAAATGTCCGTGCCACCATTGAAAACATGCATATGAAACGTACGCACCTTTTGAAAAGCGTAAATGTGGACGACCCTTTGGATGGTCGAGTGCTCAGGGTTAAAATTCCGTTCCGTTACAGGAGAGTGATGTGCAGCGTCGAAGGACGCCCCATTCAGTCTCTAGTAAGGGGGGACGAGATCGAGGTGGTGGTCGATTTCAAAGGGGCTTGGAATGTGGAGAATCACTCGGGTTTCTCGTGGGTGCTTTCGTCCTCGATCTTCTCGAGCTCCTCGTCGGAGGCCTGAGTTGGATCACGGGGGAGTTCGATCGTCTCCAGCCCCCCCTTTTTAAGGTCGCGGAAGGTCTGGAGCATACCCTGAAGCCTAAATATCTCCTGGGTCATCTGCTCGATGGTCTGAGTGACCTTCTTAATGTTTTCGTCGATGTTCACGGTGGGCATTTACGTAGTTAAAGTTTGTAGTCTTTAACTAGGTAAAGATGGGTACACTGACAAGGACCGGGTACTTGATATCTCGCACCGAACTGAGTAAGGTTCCACACCAGGCAGTCGTCGTCCTCGGCGGTTTAAAAAAAGAGCTTACCGTAAGACCCGTGGTCAACACCGACTATGGGTTTCCTCCACCGCCTTTTAAGGTGTTCCGAGCGACTAAAGACGGAATCTGCGCCCCGAGATTCTTCGGCATCGAGAAAATGGGGCCTGCCAAAATCGACAAAAGACCCGAACCTGCGAAAAGCACAGCCAAGTTCACAGGAAAATTGCGAGATGCCACCCACCAAAACGAAGCCTTCGCAGCAGCGATTAAAGCAGGCAGCGGCGTGCTTTCTTTACCGTGTGGGTTCGGCAAGACGACTGTATCCCTGGCCATAGCCTGTAAACTCGGCTACCGCACGATGATCGTCGTGCACAAACAGTTTCTCGCGGATCAATGGCGTGAGCGTATTCAACAATTTTGTCCCGGCGCGACTATCGGTGTCGTCCAACAGAATAAGAAGGAGGTCGAGGGTTGCGACTTTGTGATTGCCATGCTTCAATCTCTGTCACTCAAAGAATACTCCTTCGACGATTTCGATTCGGTCGGGACGGTCATAGTCGACGAAGCGCATCACATTTGTGCCAAGGTGTTCAGTCAGTCCCTGTTTAAAATGTGCCCACGCCACATTTTCGGCCTCTCGGCTACCCCCGAGCGAAAAGACGGTCTTACCAAAGTTTTGCACTGGTTTATGGGCCCAACGTTTTTTGCAGTCGAGCGGAAGAACCAGGAACAGGTCGAAGTCTTTCCGGTCACCTTTGATTCGCCGAATTACAAAAATCCGCCGCCTAGTATGCGAAACGGTAAGATATCGATGCCGAACATGATTACACTTCTCGTCGAGGACCGACAGAGGAATAAGATGTTGGTGGAACTGGTAAAAAAGGCGTCGGCGGGGTCGAGACAATTACTGGTCTTGAGCGACCGGCGACTTCACTGCGAAATGCTCCACCAGTGTTTTCCCACGACTTCTGGTCTGTACATGGGAGGCATGAAAGAAAAGGCCCTCCAAGAATCGTCGAAGAAGAAGATCATCTTCGCGACATTTTCCCAAGCGCACGAAGGGTTGGATATCCCAACTTTGGACACAGTTATATTGGCGAGTCCGAAATCGGACATCGTCCAATCTATCGGACGTATCATGCGTGAAACTGCGGGTAAAAAGAACAACCCGCACATCTACGATGTAAACGATCCGTGGAGCGTTTTCAGTGCAATGTACTACAAACGCGTCAAAGTGTACCGACAGGGCGGGTTCAAAATTCACGGTAACGGTAAAACCGCCGAGGAGAAGAAAGACGAATTCCCCCGAGGCAAATGCTTTTTTACGTAATCGTCGACGTCGAACCCCGGCGGTACGGAATCATTTTTCGATAGATTCTCGGCCGGTGTGAGTAGCTGTAGATTTGTGTAATGGAAACAGACACGTTGGTGATCAACGTTCATCATGTCGAATGCGGCACACGGTATGACATGGTCGACGTGTAATTCGGTTAGCGGTACACCCTCGAATCGGGGACTCTTTTCGTATAGATATTTCAATATATCCTGACTCGATTCCATACCGGTGAGTTCCATGGTCGACGTAGATTTTCGGTTCCCTTTGAGTGCATGGTGCAACCGGCGCCGAAGATTCCACAATAGATTGAACGCTTCGTCGGTTTGACGCCTAGTTCTCATGTATTTTGTATGTTTGGCGCTTTGTTCGACCCCATTTTCTTCATAGTATTTCTTCGTCTGTAATTTTTTCTTGTCCGCATTAGCTACGTAATACCCTTTATCGTACTCCTTTTTACACGATTTACAGTTAGACCCAAATCCATCTTTTTTCTGTTTGTCATTCGAAAACTCACCAAACGATTTGAACACCTTACATTTGGTACAAATTTTCCCGTCGGTCATATACCCATGTAGCCCCACGTCTTTAATTACTTTCGTCGGTTAGCCCTTTTCAGGTACGCATTTACGAGATTCTTCTCGTACACGGGTTTTTTCCTGGCGACCAGTATCGCCCTAGACAGCCGCGTACCGTTCGTGTTCAAATTCTTGACGATTTTTTTACGGTTGCGGCCGCCCCTGTACACCGATTGAATCTTCGTCGCGGCCTTTGCCTTTTTCTTGTACGTCGACATCATTTACTATGTACCCAGATTATTTACCATCGGGGGGTAGACCCTCAGGTAGATAATCGACTTACTTTTTCATTTGGTCCGATACAGCTAACATGACCACACCTACGATGAAGGCCAGGATCACATAGTTCAACTCGGTATCCTCATCTCCTTTCTCGGGCTGTGGTTTCTTGGGAGCGACGGCCACCTCGGGCCGCCGCTGCGGAGGAGGTTCGAGATCCTCCAGCGGGCAATACGCTATCATATATTATTAACATCACAAATTAATTTCATTCTTTTTGGTCGTCTTGCGACGCTTTTTCGGTTTACCCCCTTCGACGTTGACCTCCTTAATCTCTCCGCCTGTGCTCTCGCCTGAAATAGACATAATATCGCTCAACTCATCCTCCTCTTCGATCGGGGGCGGTCGGCTCCCACCGGCGTTCAAGTTAGAATTCATGGGCATAGGAGGCGGCATAGAAATCCCACCCATCAAGCTCGCAATATCGAGTCCGGGACCCTGCATCTCATAGTTGCCCGTACCGCCCACTGGGGGTTCCACGAACGGCTCGTCGGGGTTCCTCGGTGCCGTGTTCTGCACAGCGGACATCATATTCTTCACGAGCTCTGGATTTTGTTTGATCACGTCGTTCATGTTCGGGATGGCAGTCTTGAACATCGAATTGGTTAAGTGGTACATCATCGCAGAACCGCCGAGCATCATGATCAGCTTCACCTCGGGGGCGACGCTGACCTTCGATCTGTACTTGACGTACAACTCCTCGAAGACACCGTCATAGTCATCAACGTTCTCCATGACGGATTCGGACCAACCTTCGAGTTGAATCTCGAAAGGGTTATACCGCTTGTTGAGGAACTCAAGACCGGTGACACAGGCCACCAACATACGTCGCGAGAATCGAATCGATTGCTCGACATCGATGCTGTACGTGATTCTTTTTACTTCCGACCGAAGCTCCTCGACGTTCGAGTACGCGTTGAGTCTCTTGTTCACGGTAAATCCTTTCTTCTCCAGGCGAGCTAATTTGTTCAAGAGATCACTCTTCTCCTCGTCGATGGAGGTGTACCCCTGAGTGGGTTTCTGTTCCTCTGATCGCATGCCGGGACCGTCGTCGTCGTCGAAATCCATCTCATCGTCCTCATCGCCGTAATCGATTTCTTCGTTTTGCATGGGATGTGCTGCATTGGGAACGGACTGCTTATCCGGGTTCACGAATGCATCCATTGCCTCCTGGTGTTGCGGAGGAGGGCGGGTACCGAACGCGCTCTTCTGCGGGCGTGGGACAGGTTTGGCGCGAGGTACGGAAATTTCGATCTCATCATAAAGAGCCTGTTCGTCAGCATCCAATTTCATCACGTTGGTACGTCCACGGTCCAGGGTAATGTCGTCCATCTCTACCCTCTAATAATAATTATTACGTTTCTCTTTAACGCACTTTTTTTGTAGACATATAGTAAATATGTTCCTCAAATTCAACAAGACCAACCGCGGCGCGCTCATGTACATGGCCGTCCTCTTCGGTCTCATCTGTGTCCTGACCGTCCTCCAGGGTGGGTCCTCCGGGTACCAGCCCAGGCCGATCACCATCAACGCCGTGAGCCAGGGATCCCTCTTCGATCTCGACCACAGCGAGGAGTGTGTCGCCGGCGCTCCTAACGGCAGCCCCTACAGCAAGTCTCTGACCCCGGGCGGTCTCTGCGGTGCGCAGGGTCTCGTCGCCGACCACGCCGGCTACTCCATCTCCGGGGGTATCGGCGGATCTTTAATCTAAACGTATAGTAACATGGTTCCCGATCTCAATTACGAGTACCACACCATCACCATCGACTCCAATGGTCAGGCGGCTGCGAACACTTTCACCAGCTACCTGGAAATTCCACTCAAGAACGTCGTCGAGGCGAAACTCCTGGCCGCGCACGTTCACACGAAGACGTCTAATCAACACATTTACATCAGTATCGATGAACTCGATTCCAACTTCAACGACAGGGCGACCCCCGTGCTCAACGGGGTCGGAACCATCGGTAAGATCAAGGGTGTTTTCGCGTCTTTAATTTCCGATGTCACCGCCGTCGGTACCGCGAATCACATCACCAACTTTAAGGGTGATTACGACGTCAGCACGCAATACATAAACCCACTGAGGAAGGTTGATAAATTTACCGTGAATATCATGAATCAAGACGGCGATGGAATCTTACCGAACACGGCGGGTACCCCGAACTATCTCATCGTCAAGTTCACGTGTCTTAAAGGCAATCTGTAATTTTCTCACATAGTAGTAGTAACGATGTCAGCGGGAATCACCCAGCTCATCGCCATAGGTGCTCAGGACCAGTTCATCATGGGGAAACCCGAGATCTCGTTCTTCAGCAGCACCTTCAAACGACACTCGAATTTTTCCCAGTCCATCGAAAAGCAA